TAAAACGCATCAACGACCGGAGGGCCAGACGTTAGAATGGTGAGCTCGTACTCCGACATACGCAGCGCTTCGTATACAAGCGGAGCAGTCGGTCCCGAGATAGCTAACCCGTCGGTGTCAGTCTCGACAATAGCGTTCAGCGTGCGCGGAACGAAGTACGCATTCCAGACATCGAAGTACCGAATCTGCGTCGAGAGCAGGTTACCGAGCTCAATGCTCGTTGGTATGATGTGGATGCGGTTATAGTAGTCGTCTGAGTAGGCGCGCGGGACCGTACCGCTGAGCAGGTCCGGGTACATTGAAACCGGAACATTATCAACTACCGTATGCGCGCCTCTTTCGACGTCGCTGCCCATGCCCACGGTGGAGGTTCTTGTCGGCCACCATGCTGTGTAATCCGTTTCAAAGGCATTCAACCCGTGCGAGAGCCACGGGTTGATGGGCAAGGGCTCAGCCGGTAACGGAACAAAGCCAGCAAGAACTGCCATGGTCAGGGCCCGGTGTACCGCAAAGCATACGCCAAAGTTCCGGAGTGGGTGTTCTCTGCTCCGCCGTCTCGTTCCGTGATGTCCTTGCGGAACCACGGGTACACCTTCCAGTCGTCCGGTCCAAGCGTAATGATATCGCCGGGAACAATGTTGTCGATGCGAATGTGTCGGATATGCTTGAGGTCCGCGACAAGCGTCTGTTTGCTGCCCGAGGAGCGCGGCATATAAACTGGGAACGGTATCAACAACGCTTCGCCGCTCCACAGGTTCGGAGAATATGCGATTAACGGGCTAAGGAAACGATTAGAGCTGGCCATGTTTGACGAACCCGTGTTGCCGTGCCACCCCCCGCTATCAACGTCACCGTGGATGAAACTATTGTTCGTTCCGCTACTGTTGCCGCCTGGGGCGCCTGTGTAGACATGGAATAACGGACAACCGTCAACGTTGACTCCGAAGTTCGTCTGCGTATCAATGCCGGCTGGAGAGCATTGGTATTCACGTGAACCCTGTTGCGGTGTTCGATTCGCATGATACCAATTTCCCGTTCCCGTAAGCCCGGGGACGTCAGACTTGCCCCATGCCATCAGCGAATAATAGCTTGTCGAGTAGTTGATAACGACGAACACTTCGTCTGGGGCTGTGTTGATGTGTATATCGCACGTCATCGGATAAGTGAGCGGGATACCCGCTATCGTTCCGAAATACGCATACTGAGGGCCTGGTGTAGTCAGAAGGTTGCTGCCGTCCTTGCCGTTGCCACCGAGGATGCGGACACCAACTGAACCGTCAAGCATCACCTCAACGTATGTGTCGCCCTTGTGCAGTACGTTGCCTGACAGCGTCCAGCCGTTCAACGTACAGGTATCACGAATGAACGTCAGGAGGGACGCGAGGTCCGCGATTGAGCTTGTAGCGTATGCCATCAGGTTTCAAGCCTCAGTGCAAAATAGTCGATGAAGCCGGTGCGCGCAACGTCTTGAAGCACGATGTATGTTTCGCCACCGATGACAAGCGTGTTCTCTACGACGTTGTTGAAACCTGTGATGTAGTGGATGCCGTCGAGCTCGCCGTAAATGTTCGGGGAGCTGTCGCACATGACCACACGGGGCAGCGGGTAGCTAGCAGTGGCAGTGCCGTCCGCAGGGCGGATGCCTTGACCGCCTGCAAGGTAGCCGTTATTCCATGGATAAGTCTGCGGCTGGAGGTAGGCCCCTGTGATCCAGCGTATCTGCAAGTTGGCGCGCGAACCCTTCCACGGGAACGAGTGCGACGTGTCGCTGTAGCGCGTAGCAGGGACACCGCTCAGCATGCCCCCGCAGCAGATCGGATAGGGGTACTGGCGCGGGTTAGCATACGGCAGGAAGAACCCTGCGTAACCACACTCATAAACAGGCGTTCCAACCTTCAGCCCGAACGCCACGCGACGGTCGTTCACCGTGAGCCAGTAGTCGATGCGCTGATTGTGCGCGGGTATGCCAGACTCCACGTAACCCGGCTGAGTGGTGAACGTATTGCCCGGGACGTACCCTGTGAACACTGCGACCGAGAGGTTGTAATAGTCCGACGGGACCGACTGATACGAGCGCATGCCGACGTAGGCGCGCACAGGGCCGTCCGGTCCCACATAACCGGGCGCTTCCGCGATCCAGTAGCGCGTGTCCGACGCCATGTCCTGCTCGAGGATGGTCCAGCCGTTCGTGTCTACAAAGTCACGGATGTACTCGAGCATCGCCCGGTTGGCGTAGCCCAAAGTATCGTCAACGAATCCAACTGCGTTAGGCATGTGTGGTTAACCTGATTTCAGCATCTCGCGGATGACGTTCATGTTGTACCCGATCACGTTGAGGATGGACTGCTGCCCTTCGCCACTCTCGATTGCATTCGGGATTTCCTTCGGGTCACGCACGTTAATGATCTGCGGCTTGAACTCGATTTTCTGGTTCGAAGCTCCACCACTGTTCGGATCACCCTTGCGCTGCTGCTGCGGTGTGCTCACTGCAACCTTCTCGCCCGGGGTTGCACGGAACGCGACCATCTGGCTATCAGCACCACCCGAGCCACCAACCTTGAACTCGCCACCCGTTTGGAACCCAGGCGTCGCACCCGCTATCTGGGCAATCTGTACCGCACTCGCAGCCGCTTGCGCAGCCGCCAGCGCGATATTGTACGGGTACGGCGCGCTGCTGTATGCCTTCATAATTGCACTCGCTGCGTCGATGCTAGCTTGCGCAAGAGCGGCAGCTTGGCCTATCTTGAAGAGCTTGCTGTTGCCCGACTTCATCAGGGACGCCATGTTACCGAAGAACGACTGGAAGTTCTTGGTCCGCTCCTCCCACTGCTGATTCGCCACCTTCGCGCGCATCTGCTCAGCGGTTGCGTCGCTAATCAAATCCTTTTGCCGCATGAGGTCGATCTGCTCGTACATATACCGGAAGCGTTCAATCTGGAGGTCGATTGCTTCCTGCGTACCCTCGAACAGTTCCGGAGTGCTCTGCATCATTTGCGCAGTGGCGTCACCCTTCGTGATTTGCCCCTCCGCCAGCAGCTTGTTGATCGCGGTCAACTGGTCGATGTACGCTTGCCGGGCGCCTACGCTGTTGGCAAGTATCTCGTCCTGGACCTGCGTGATGCGGTTGAGCTCTTGCAGCGTTGTGAGCTTGTCGCGCAGCGCTTGCGTCTCTTCCTTGGTCAGCATGATACCTTGTTTCAGCAACTCCTTCGTCGCCTCGAGCACCTGCCCCTCGACCTCGCGCGCAGCAGCGCTCATGCCTAACAGCGCAGTCTGTTGGTCGATCTCGCGGTTCATTGCGCCGAGTGGGTTCAGGATGTCCATGTAATAACGACTGAGGAGCTCGAGGTAACGACCCTCCTGCTCAGCGGTGATGAGCCCCTTCCTGCGCGCCGCGTCCAGAGTTTCAACTGCGGCTGCCATCTCCATCATTGCCCCTTCGATCGGTGCAATCTGGTTCAGCAGGCTTTGCAGTGATTCCTTGAGGCGGCGAAGCGCTTTGTCCGCGTTCGGGTCGGGCTTTCCTGCCAACGGGGGCAGCGGAAGCGGCTTGCGGTTGAGGTCGACTTTAATGTCTTCCAGCGGCGCACGGTCACGCGCAATCTCTTGCGCACGCTTCAGCACACCGTCAACCCAACCCTCGAGGAAGCCACCCTGCTGCGTGAACCCGTCGTTGATGGAGTTAGCAATGTTCTTGCCGTAGTCCTCGAAGAACGTTTTGTCGACTTCCATGCGCTCGAATTGCACAACCTCGATGAGCGACATGCCTACCGCGTCACGCATGACGTTGACACCGTCAACCACAACGTTGACAAGCTTCTCCACAATGCCGATGACGACGTTGTATGTGCGCTTGAACATTTCGCTGATCGCGCCCGGGATGCCTGCAAACGCTCTGACCACACCGATGCCCAGGCCTGTCAGCAACCCTGCGATCGCGTCCATGGTGCGTGCTACGCTCCGGGCAACCCCTGCAAAGCCTTTGCCAACCCCGTCGTAGAACCCGTCGAAGTAGGACAGCCACGCCTTAATCTGTTCGGCGGTGACGGCTGTAATGGTCGTCAGCACGTTACCAATGACCGACAGGATGCCTCCGAACACGTCGTTCAGGATTCCGTACAGCCCAAGCAAGCCTGCCCGTATCTGCTCCCACACCGCAAGCGCAACGTCCTTCATTGTGGTCAGGTCGTCAACGCCAGCGTTCAGCTTGTCGCCCCATACCACAAGCACACCAATCGTGGCAATGATTGCGGTTGCTAGCGCGACGAATGGGTGCGCGTTAATCAAGACGAACAGGGCGACAACCCGTGTGTAGACCGAGTTCAACATATTGCGCAGGAACAGCATGGCTTGCCCGAACACGGTAGTCGTACCCGCTGCCGCTGCCCCTGTGGTCGCTACCGCAGCCTGTGCCGCTGCAACGTTGGCACCCGCTGCTGCTAGCGCTGCCGACTGCTGCGTTGCCCTAGCAAGCTGTGCTGAGCTTGCAGCGCTTGCGGCAGCCTTCGCCGCAGTGAGCTCCGCTTCCGCTGTGGTCAGCAGCTTGGTCATCGCCAGTTCGGACGTGCGGATACCCGCAAGCCGCGTGGCGGACTGCATGCGACCGATGTCGCTTATCTGGGCCTTCATGCGGACGATTTCCAACTCGCGCTCGGACACAAGCTGCGCCTGCGACCATCGGATGCGGTCCGCTGCGGCGGCAGCGTTAGCAACCGCTGCCCGAGTCGTCAGGATAATCCCCGCTCCTTCTGCGTCAGCCTTCAGCGTCGCAGCGATAACCGCAGCACGGTCCGCTTCAGCAGACGCTAGCACCGCGATCGCTTTCTGGCTGTTCGCTGCTGCACTTCCAAGCATGACCACATTGCCCGAGGCGACTGCTGCGGTAAGCCCAAGGAATGCTTTCGCAGATTCGACAATGGCGTTGACCTTCATTGCCAGCAAGAAGGCTCCATACGCTACCGCAGCAACGGCCACGGTCTTGGTCAACCTGACGATGGTATCCAGCAGGTCGCTCATGTTGTCGGAAATGTACCGCGCAGCTTTTCCGATTGCGTTGCTGATACCTATTGCAGCATCCGCTTCACCAATCCATTTCGTGAATGCGTTTCGGATGATGATGAACGACTGTCCGATCGTGAAAGCTGACTTGGAGAACTTTGCATTGATCTCGTCCGTACCCGCCATGATTGCTTCAAAGAACATCTTTGAAGTCAACCTTTCCTGAATCATAATTTGTCGCAGACGGATAATGCTGCCACCCGCCTCGTCAATGTTGTTAGCAGCGATTTGTAAGATCGCGGGAGCACCTTCAAGGATAGAGTTGAATTCTTCTGCCCGTACTAGGACTCCGCCAACTGCTTGGCCAAGTTGCAGCAGTGCGCCGCGTGCTTGATCCGTTGTTCTATTGCTGAAGGCTAGTGTCTTGCCGATGTTTTCCGTGAACTTGATAAGGTCTGCTTGCGAGGCGCCCACTTCCCTGCCTGCAATCGCGAGGCGACTGTAGAGCTCGACCATGTCAACGACGCCTTGCCTCGTCTTCTGGGAAACTTTGAAAAGTTCGTCCATGACAGCAGTGGCTTCTTGCGTGCTAGCGGTGGCGACGCGCACCATGCCGTTGACGGCTGACCATGCGTCCGCATACTTGCGCAATTCGTTGAGAGCGAGCAGCGAACCCAGGCCTAGCAGGGCGCTCTTCAGTATGTTCACGCCTGTAGCAGAAGCTTTCGCGGTTGTACCGATGGACTCGATATTGCGCTTGACCACACGGGAACCGTCTTCACGGATTTGAATGTCAATGCGTTCAACAGTCATGGTCCGACGGTCCTCGTAACCCTAGCATTTTTGACAACGCGAACACCAACCATCACCGCCTTCTCCACGAAGCCGGAAGGGGCTTGCGCAGAGAATCCCTCGTTGAGCTTGCCGATATAAGACAGGTTGTTCGTGATGTGGATGGAGGCGTTTACCCCTCCTTTGTACTGCGCCACAACGGCCTTGCCTTGGTCCAACGCAGCACGGGAGTTCTCACCCTCGGTGCTGCGCTTGCTGCCCGGCACGTAGGGCTCGCGCGTGCTTAGGTTGGGACCGTTGAGCTCGACCTGCCAGTTTGAACGGGCGCGACCAGTGTCAACAGGGGTTGCGAGAACGACGGTGGCATCCACAGCGAGCGCGCACTTACGCACCAGGCGGTCAGCGTTCCTTTCGATACGCTCACCAACCTTTTTCATCCGTCTCGCAAACTCCGGGGCACTGGCCACCGTTCACCTCATTTCGTTTTCGCCTCGAGCTTCTTAGTCTTGTGATCCAAGTACACTGCGTCGAGATGAGCTATAAAATAAAACAGGTCTTCGCGCTGCGCCCCTCTTAGTTCCTTCCGGTCCGCATACTCTGCAATCGTCATCCAGCTGATCGGTCCTTCCGTCATCCCCTGCGGCCTACACGTTGTCAGGTCCAGGAACGCGCTGTAATACATCTCCAAGCCGAGCCAGATATCTGGTGCGTTTGCAATGCGTGCGGGGAGGGGTTGCCTGTCCCGCATGCACGCTTGGATAATTGCCTTCTCAGTCGGCCCCTGTTCAAGGAAGTACAGAAGGACCGTTTTCAGTTTCCCGCGTCGGCTTCCCGTAGCTCAACGCGGAACAGCGCAGCCTTGTTCGACTGCTCCTGCAAATCGTTGAACAGGTCGGGGAGTTGCTTAAACAGTGCAGTGGCGTTTTCCCGCGTGAACGGGAGCAGCTTGCCATCACGATCGGTTACGTTGTCCCATCCGAGGAGCACAGTGTCCACGAACGCTTGCTGCGTCATGCTCATAAGCACCGCAGTCTCGATCATGTCGTTCTGGATTGCGCGACGGTGCTTCTTCGCCAGCACCTCCAAGCGCTTCGTGTACGTCTCGTTGGCGCCACCGGCGCGTGCGAGGCGAAACTGAATCGAAGGGTGCTCGCCTTGCTCGTTAACCGGCAAGTCCTTGTTCGGACCGTAATCCGCAATGATGCCCGATTTCTCGAGCGTGGGATCGGTTTCGAACTGTTTGAAAAGGCTCATGCTGTCACCTTGTGTTGATAGGGTATGCGGGGTGAGGTTCAACTCACCCCGCACACTACCATCACGCGGCGACAGTCGGCAAGTACGGGAAGCTCTGGAACAGCAGCGTATGGCCGAAGCTCGACTCCGCTGCCATGTTCTCGAGGGGCAGCTTGATCGCCTGGTCCTGCTCGACGTTCAGTCGACCGTCACCGAGCGACAGCAACGGCACATCGAGGATGAGCCCCTTGTTACCCTTCGACAAAATGATGTCGAGGGTGATGTCGCTGTTGTTCCGCACGGCCTGCACTGCGTCAATGCTGGCGAAGTACGCTTCGATCGCGCCGCCCACTTCGAACGTTCCCGCGCTCGTGTCGAACGCACCCAACACACCGACCGCCTTGTTGGGCGACACGTTGTTATTGATGGTGAGCGTGACTTCGGTCGCGAACGCGAACAGCGGGGCAATGTCCGTATCGTCGCTGACGGTTGCCAGCTTAATACGGGCGAAGTCGCTGCTCGTATTGTAAGCGTCCTGAGCGACGAGTGTGGGGCGCGTGCCGCTCTTCACACCCGTGAGCCCGGTGCGCTGCTCGTTGTCGCAGGCCACGAACGACAGGTCCATCGTCACCTTGTCCGCCTGGGCGATGTTGATGGTCAGCTCGTTGGGTACTGCACCCACGAGGTATTCCGACATCGTGCCGTTGGCGTCGAGGCCCAACGTGCGCTCCACGTTGTACGTGCGGCGGACGATGAGGTTCGGGTCGCTCTCGTTCTTCAGGACCGAGCCGTAGAACAGGCGGATCGTCTTCGCTGCACCCGCGTCAGCAACCGGCGCCCACGTCGTCTTGTCGAACTCGATGTACGTGGCGGCGATGGTTTTGATGCGTGCGAAGCCCGGCGCATTGAGCGCGAACTGTTCACCGGCAAGGTCACCGCCGACGAACACCCACTCGCCCACGATGAGCGGCAGTGTGGTCATGGTCACTGCCAGACTGGTCAGCCGGGCCAGCGTACCGTTCATCACGATGCTGAGATCCCCAGACGCGAACTGGCGACCCACGAGGGTGACTTTCGCTGCTGCCGGAGGGGAAGCTTCGTCCGCCAACGAGTCGCTGACACTAAGAGCGTTTGCGGTTGACGTCAGGTTGCAAGTCTTGAGACCGTTGTTCGCTGCAACGCCGAAGCCTTCCGCGAACAGCAGGTCACCGGAGACCAACCCGAGCAGACCGGACGCTGCGGTGTAGTCGTCGTTCGCTGCGGTGATGGAGGTCATGACCACAGCAGCTGAGTTCAGCGTCTGCGTCGTGAACTTCTCGCGCATCGCTGCGAAGAAGAAACCCTGCATGAGGCGGGTCGTGTTGTTGAACGTCAAGTCCTGATTGAACCCACCGCTCGCATCGAGGTCGGTAATGACGCCCTTCTTGCGCTGGCGCGACGGGTTGATGGGATTGCGCGCGATGGTCGCGAGCTGTCCACCGAAATCGCTGTAGCTGTTCGGCTCCAGCGGATACCAGACAGGGGAGCCCGGAAGCGTCTTGAGGGACGACTCCTCGGCGAACCGCAGTCCGGTGACATTGCTATCAATTTTGTCAGCCATAAATCACCTCACATCTGTGTATTCGAAATCCGCTTTGACGTCGAACCGTTCGAAGGCGCCATCGGTGCCCATCTCGTCCATACGGATGTTCCGATACCAGATGCTACCCCGTGCAGCTTGGTAAGCATTCACCAAACACTGCGCGGCATCGTATCCGGCCTTGTTCCCGTCACCAACAGGAGAAAAGACCTGTATCCACAAAATTCCTTGGCGCTCGTACTTAACGGTCCCGAGCCCACCTGTAAGCGACCCCTGCCGCCCTACAGCGTGCAACACCTTAACCCGAGCCCACACTACCGAGTCGGTAGGCGGCTCGCCGGGGACGTCTGCATAAAGCGCTACGCGAGGATCCCATGCAGCCTTGAAGGCTGCGAGCATCGCGTCGCGTGCTTCATCAAACGTCACCTGCTCACTCCCATCACGTACAGCAAGCTCGTCGGACCAGGCTTCAACTCCCTCGTCCAGTTAATCTTCCAAGCTGTACCGCTGTCGAGCACACGCTGGAAGGTTGTGAGGTCTGCTGTTCCCACGAAGGTCATTAGCACCTGTTCACACCGTCTCAGCAACTCGTCGTCAGCAAGGTACTTGCCAAGATCATCCACGCCCGAATGGGGCAGGAAGACCGCACGTTGTTCAACCGTTTCCGCAACCGAGGGAGAGCCTGCACCCTTCCACGGTTTGTCGACATCCGCTACGGCAGACTCAAGCCGTTCAAAGCTCGTCAGTCGACCGTTCTTTTCAATCAGCCTTTGCGCGAGCGCTGCTGCGCTTGCGTAATCCATTACCGGATCACCCTGCGCGTGTTATCAACAAGCCCCCGCAAAAGCATGTCGGCAGCAGGGTAAGGCCGAAGCACTGCGTTGGCAACACCTTCAGCGTATCTCGTTTGCTCCTCGAGCGGTCCGAGCTTTTCGCGCTTCTCGATTACCTGTCCGCCCGTGTCCGAGACAACGGGGTCCGGGGCAAGCGTTTGCGTCAAAGCACGCAGCGCATACTCCGCGACCGCCTGTTTCATCTTGACAGGCATCTCGGGAGCTTCGAGGTAGTCGTACGTCCGCGGGAAGGCGAGCGCTTGGTCTTCGCTGTAGAGCTCACCAATGAAGGTGAAGCGGTTGCACAGGTAGTCCGTGGCACGGATGATCGCGGGTTGCTTGACGGTTGTATTGTCACCTGTCCAAGCTGCGATGCCCCGGTCCGCGAAGTAAGCGTCCGCAAAAGCAACGTCGATGAGCGCGTTGCTTGTGGTTAACCCTGTGCCGTCTTCAACTGTGAATGCCATCACGCACCCGTTGCAATGGGACGCCAGACACCGTAACCGCAGTCGAGGTCGACGCGGAAGCCAGCAGAGGGGTTGACCACAGTGTCGACCTCTATCTGGTCCAAGCGCACGGACCCGCCTGCGGTGAGCAGTGGGGTTTGAATGGTGCGGACGGTTGCCCCTGTCAAGACAGCAGCAGTCGTGCCGGCAGCGCACCCGGCAAGCGACACCAAGCGGACACGCGCGCTAGCGCGCATCGTGAACTGGTCCGCAGCGGGGGAAGCGATTAGCGAAGCAAACGCTGAGACGGCTGCACGTTCCTTCCGCTTGCGCTGCGCTTGGAGGAGTTGTGCAGGCGTCATTGCGACTCCTTACCTGCCCGGGCGGCTGGAACCGCGCGAGTTCTTGCGCGCCATTGCAACGTCGATTGGCGCACGCTTGGGAACGAGGTCTGCAAGCTTGACGCCCGATTCCTTCTCGAACGCACGGGCTTTCATAATCTGTTGGCCGCGTGCTTGCAGGTTGCCGCGCTGTGCAGCGAGGTACTGCTGGATCGCCAGCGGGGTGCTTTGCAGCGCTGCGCCGGTCTTTTCCCGGGCAAGAATCAGCAAGTCCACCGCAGCAACCTGCGCGGCGTAAGCACTGTCCGCATCCGCCTTGACTTTTCGCAATTCTGCGAGAACAGCCTGGGCAGCAGCGAGCTCGTCCGCACCCTCGTCGGGGGCAGCTTCGTCGCCCCCTGTTTCGGGGGCTGTAACCGCCGCAGGGGTCGCAGGCGCTGCGATCGGTGCGGGGTCGGGGGTTGGTGAGGGGTTACCCTGTGCGGCAGCGTAAGCGCTTGCACGCGAGAATCCGGGGGACGCGAGGGTAAGGGCCTCGCGCGTGATGTTCTGGTCACCTGCCAGCAAGCGCACCGTCTCGAGTCGGGGCAGGCCGTCGCCCGTCCAATGGTTGTCGTTTCCAACTTCGAGCTTGACAAGTGCAGCGCTGATCTGGGCAGGAGTGGTCATTTACTTCTCCGAGGTTTACAAGCCGAACGGGGGCAGCGACATTGCTGCCCCCTTCGGTTGGGTCGTCAGCGCAGACTAGAACTCGCGCGTGATGAGGCGCGCGATCTTGATCTGCTTGCGTTCCGGGAACACACGCTGCCAGCTGTCGACGTGGGCGAGGTTACCCGCAGTCGCCGCGTTGGACGGGCCACCCGCAGCCGGGCTCGCCACAGCGTACTTGTGGCCGACCGGATGCATGCACCACTCGACGCGGTTGTGCAGCACGTCCTGACCCGAGCCGTTACCGGCAGCCGGCGCACGGTACACTTCGGTCGGCACCTTGGGCGAACCCATGCCACCGCGCACCGCACCGCGACCGAACAGCCACGACTCGAAGATGCCGCCGCTGAACGGGACACCGTCGTCCACGACCACTTCGCGGCCGAGGAACGTCGGGATCATGATCTCGCCGCGCGCGTCCGGGATGAAGTCGATCAGGTTGTTCTTCTGCATGCGACCGTAGACGATCGAGTGCAGCAGAATCAACGACAGGTCGCCCATGCTGTCGCCCATCGTCAGCGTGGCGTCGATGAACGCCTCCGCGCTGAAGTTGGTCGTGCCGTCCACGAAGCCAGCGCCCGAGATGTCGTGCGTCATGTCATCCTGAACGTGCTCGGTCCCGGTCGGGGCCGCAGCGTTGTCCGCGAAGACGCCCTTCATCGTTGCGACGAACGCAGCCTGGAGGCGGCGGGTCCAGTACGCACTGACGCGGGTCGCGATCGCGTTCATGGGGTCCGCACCGGCGAGGTCGCCAGCGAGGTCCATGCTCGACCACGAGTTGTTCCGCGACAGGCGGACCTGGATTTCCGTCAGCGTGCCGAGCTTGTTCGGCGAGCTGGAGGTGCCCGGGTCATCCGTGCTCACGTTCTCGGCATCGTTGTCGAGATCCTTGAACGACGGTTCATTGAAGGTCAGGCCGCCACCCGCGAGCGCACTGTCCAATGCCGTGTCGCGCGTGAGCGCACCGGACTGGATGATACGCGACTTCTCTTCGGTGAGTTGCTGCGAGTACGGGGAAAAGATTTCCGGAACAACGATGTCCGAAATACGAACGACACCAACGGCCATGATAGCACTCCTTTTGAGTGGGGATGGTTCAAGTTTGAGAAAACTCGAAGCCTACACCCCATGGCTGGCATCGATTTGAGATCCTGATTGCGGCCCATGCCACACTACGCACGGAATGTAGCATGGGCCTTTTGACTACGCAAGCCCTGAGCGGTTACTTTTTTGCAAGCGGCTTTGCGCCGCCAATCGTTGTACCGGCAGAACGAGCGAGTTGTTCGGCGCGGGTCTTGTTCTCCTTCCAGATGCGACCCTGCTCCGTAAGGTTCCAAGCGTCAGCCGACCACGGGTTCCGTCCACCGTCACCGCCCGGGCGACCGTTGTTCCCGCCAGAGCCGCCGCCTTGTGTCGGACCCCACCAATGCGGACGCTTCTGCTGCATCTCGGTGAGCCACACCACAGCGTCGACACCAGGCGTGACACCCACACCGTCGCGCGTAACGACCTTGCCTTCGTCGTTGAGCGACAGCATGCGTTCGCCAAGCATGAGCGCGTCTTCCAACGCTGCACTCTGGATGCCCTGCGACTTGCCGAACGCTTCCCGAATGGAGTCGTGCAGCGTGCGGGTCATCTCCTTGGTCTTGTAACCGTTGTTCTCAGCAAGGAGCTCAGCGTTCTGCTGCGCCATCTGCTTGAGTTGACGGTCCAACGGGCCGACCTTCGCGCCGATGCGCGTTTCCACGATCTTGTTGATCGCGTTGTCGTCCAGCTTGCCCTCAGCAGCAGCTTCGAGTTCCGGGATGCGGTCGAGCAGCGTCAGAATGTCTTCGGGCTTGCGGTCGCCGAAAACCTCGAAGCGCTTCTTCGTTCCCTTGTGGTCGTTACGCTCTTTCTCGAGCGCGCTGCTCAGACGGGTAACGTCTGCCTCGGTCTTCATGCCTTCGACACCCGTGAGCTCGAACTTGCCGTTGCGCTCGGTGTACAGGTCACGATACCTTTCGTCGACCTCATCCAGTTTCTCGACCACTGCCTTGATAGCCATGCTATGCTCCGTTAAATGTCGCCCATGCGACGGGTTGTTGACCACAGCTCACGCTGTCAGCCTAATACTTGTCCGGGTTCAAACCTGCCGCCAGAAACGCTGCTCGTTCGCGCGCTGCAAGCTGTGCCAGCGTAAGCTCGTCACCGTTGCGGTTGACAAACTTGTCTAGCGTCAGCCCACCGTCGCGGAACAGCTTTGCCTTCGCGATGCCAAGCGTATCGTCTTGAAACGTCTTGCTCTGGCCCTTCAACCACTCGCCGTAAGTTGTGTCCGCAGGTACAGGGCCGACCCTGCTACGGATTGCACCGCGAGCCCACTTGTCGTAATCCCCTTTCGTCCCGCGCGGCAGCGCAGCGCGTGTCTTGATTGCACCGAGCCGGTTTGCTGCTGCGTACTCCTCGACAAGCTCGCGCTCAACGTAGGGCTTGGCAGGACGATCGCCTAACAGTACACCATCGAACACAGCGATGCGCAAGCTCCGGCACTGCCAATGCAGCGGAGGGATCGGTCCTTTGCCGAGCGGAAATTGCTTGCCGTCGGTAGCGCGGCATATCGGAGTCGTGCGCGAGTCCAGTGTTGCAACGAACCGCTCGGTTGTTACGATGTCGCTATTCTCATTGAACCAAGCGGTTCGCGAGTGGTTGGCAACGTGCTGCACTGCTGTTCTGACCACAGCCTGCACCTGCCGCTTCGTCATTGCGTTCACACCGTCAGCGTTCTGCATGCTTGCTGTGCCAATGACTCTGCGCGTGATAACGTCCATTGACTCGCCAGCGGTCATGCCCAACTGGATAGCGTTGTGGATCAAGCGGAGGTCGTTTGCTTCCATGCTTGCTGCCCAATCCGCAAGTATCTGGCCCTGGAAGGGTCGGGCAAGCGCGACGCTGCGCAGCATACGCGAGCTCGGCAGCGCTGTTTCAATTACAACCGGAAGCACCACGCTGACGATTCCGTTCAGCGCTACACTCTCCGCAAGCGATAAGCCTACCATTTCCTCTTTCAGCACGGAGGTGGCTTCGACCCATGCAGGCGCGCGGATAGCTTTAATCTGATCGACCAACGCTTCCAGCCTGCGCATTTCAACGCCTGTGGTCAAACCAACGTTGTTCGCTAGGCGTGAACGTATTTTGTCGGAGATGTCTTCGTTGGTACGGTCGAGGATTGCCCAGATACGATTGCGCACGGAGCCTGCATAGCGCAACAGATACGTCTGGTGACGTATCAGTGCGTCTTCAAAAAGCTCGTTCGCGGTCTTAGCCATTACTGAGTGGCTGGCGCGTCGTCGTCTTCCGCATCCGCATCCGCACGCTCGCGCTCAGCGTCCTGCTGCGCAAGTTGCTCCTCTGCTGTCAGCGTGCTTGCACCCGCAGCAGTGCGGGGCATGTCTGCATCTTCCTCAGCAATCTGTTCCATTTCCTCCTCATACGTCATCGACGTGAGACGCTTCTCGACCATGAGCGCATGGATGGACTTCTTGCTGAGCGGTGCGCCGGTGAGGCGCGCTTCCATGAGCCCCTTGATGTCGGTGGCGGTCAGGCTCAGCTCGCCGAACTCCATGTTCGGGGTGACCTTCACTTCCTCGTCGTTTGCACCGATCCAACGGGCAATAATCTTGAGGATGTTTTCGAGCGCTTTGCCGGAGGTCAGCGCGATCTGGTTGAGCGTCGCTGTCTGCGCGGTCAGGCGGGTCTTCATTGCCTCGCCAGACTCTTGCTTCGACTTGCCCTCCATTAGCTGCCCCGACTTCATCTGGGCATACTTACGGTCATTCTCCAACGAGCTGCGCATCTCGCCCAAGCCTTCGGAGTTGACGCCTATGTACTTGGCGTCACCGTTTATATCGACGTCAATGCGGCTGCCTGCACCTGTACGCACTGCACCGTCATCCACACCCGCAGTCCCGTCAGGTTCGCGCGTGCCACCGATGACAACGAGCGTGTCCTGCCCGGTCATGAACAGCGCTTGCCGGTAGTCCGCCTCGCCACGGTAGATCGCCAGCACATGCTTGCCTAACCCCTCGAGCGGGGGCAGGTCCGGCGTCCCCATAAGGTCGCGCGTGTTGGCGAACACAAACGGAATCTCCGTCAGTGTCTTGCCCCGGTACATCGGGGGCACCATTGCTTCTTCCGAGTACGACAGCGCGCCCACACGGTCGTCAAAGACGCCCATGCGGTACGGGGCGCCACCCGTGTCATCCTCGTTGGGTCCAAGCGCACCGAGTTGAAGTACACGGTACTTCTTGAAGGTCTTCCAAGTGAAGTCCGCTTCGCGCGTGAAGCCGCTTTCGTTTAGGACGACAAGGTTGCACGCGCTGTAGCCTTCCTGACTCTCAGCCTCGTCCCAATTCCGAACCGCCTCCGCAACGTAGCTTGCGATATACGGCAGCACAACGCTCGGAGCCGCGTTGCCGTCGGCAGCGGTAGGGGTAACCGTAGGGGCGGAGGGCAAGTCCGCCAGCAAGCCTATACGGCCTGTAATCAGCTGCTCGGTGTGAATGCGTCTGAGCAGGTCGTACACGGACTCATGCTGCACGGTGCAGTCTTGCAGCAGCGGCTCCATGACCTTCGGGACTTCGATGTTCGCTTGCTTGTGGTTAAGCATGCCCACAAGCACTTGCACCGCATCGTTGACGAACTCCGGGAACAGTGCGCGCTTCAGATACCCTTCGTAAATCACTTCACCGACAGCCTTGCTGCCCGTGCCGAACCCGTCAAGGATCATGCTCGGGGTTGGCGGCAGGTACACGTCCCGCTTCGCTTTGACAGCGCGCTCGCCGTCGTACAGGTCACGCATAGCTTGCCACGCTGTGACGTTGCTGTCGTAGTGTGGGTGAGTAGCTTCTAGGCCGCCTGCGCTTGCCATAGTGGTTCCTTACGTGCCTTTAGTTCGACCGCCGCGAGCACCGAGCCCGAGCGAGAGAACGTGATAACGAGCTTCGTCGCCAATGTGGTCTTCCGACTCGGTGTCGACGTCGTCTTGATCGATTTCGTCGCGCGGGAGGTTCGGAAATAAATCGATAAACATTTTGCAACAGTCAAACACAAATAGGCCAGGCTTCTCGCGCGGTATGGGAATCTGTGTCTTGTCCGGTGCAAGCACATGCTGACGTATACCTTGCTTCAGGTATTTGCGCAGCTTTTCCCAACCGGCCTTTCTACTGCCCGGTGACTTGTCTGCTCTGCGCCATTCTACGCCTCGGTACGTGCTGCCCTTAACCTTGACGCTCTTGAGCATGTCAGCAGCAATGCTGTTGCCGTTCTCCACGTCCCAGATGCTGCTGTCTGCTGCGCCGGGGCGCACTCGGTCATGAATTCCCATCGTAAGCTCACGCTCTACAATGCCAGCAGCAATGTCGGTGGCTAGCATTCTAAGGCCGACATTACTTTTGCCGCTCCACCCGTACCACTCCGCGAAGCGAAACTGATCACCCTTCACAGTGCTGCGCCATGTGCCGTCCGGAAGCTGTATGTCGCAACCGTCGCTCTCCGCCCACCAACCAACGCTGAACGGCTTGCTGCTGCCCCAATCGAACGAGCGCGTGAGGCGCCACGTTGAGGGAATGGTAAAGGGCCTCAGGATGTGTTGCTGTGAATTCCAAGCGTCATCGAACATGCCGCCTGCGACGACGTCCCAATCCCCGCCCAACCATGCGCGGCGCTTGTTCGGGTCGGTGATGCTTTCCAGCTCAGCAATGTATTCCGGAGAGAGGTACTTGTTCTCGCGGTACGTGCCAAACAAGTGAACCTGTGTCTTAACCACATCCTCGCGCTTCTGCGTGCGCGGGTTGAACACGTTGATGACGCGCTTAAAGATACGCCCCGGAGGTGCAGCGTTGATGAAACGCTTCTTGACCCAATTGTGTCCGGCGCCATACGGGTTGCATGTAGCAAACACTTCAAGCGGGATTTCGGGCAGCAGATAACGCACAGCGTCTGCGTCATCCTCGTCTACGAATACAAGCTTGCCTTCCGCGTTCGCTTGACCAGACACGAACAGCGGGTAATCCTCGGGCCTGTATGAGGAGCGGTTGCAACTCATCATCATGTCGAACAGCGTGTCGGTCGGGTACTTGGTAAGCTCGTTCCAACCGAGGAACGGGAACTCCTGCCCGTGATAGCTCCAATAATCCGATTCTTTCTTCACAGCGCGGAACATGAGTTCTTCGCCCGTGGGCCAGCGCCACAAATAGTCGCTCTTACTGCTGATGAAGCGAGCACCGTCCCCGAACTCGGGGAACCACCGCATCGACTTGGAAATCAAGTCGTCAAGGTTCTTGTACTCGCGGTCGAAGATAACGCCGCGCCAGAACCGACCGTACCCGATGCCCACACGCCTGCGAAAGCGCATCAACTGCGAGTCCGTCTTGCCCGGGCCGCGTGTCCCGTGCATCACAATAATGTTGGCAGGACAGGACTGCGAAAGTGTTTGAGAACCCTCCAGAGGCTTCCAGACTATGCGGTTGGCATCCTGCGTTAGGATTCTCGCTTGCATCAGTTAAGCTTCTTCGCTTCCCTGTCCTCGAGCGAGGAAGCAATCAATGCGTCCTGCGCCACGGTTGCTTGCTTCTCCCACTCATCGACGGAAGCAATGGCTGGCACAAGCATGACGCCACCCTTGTGCGTGACCTCGCTCTTGACCTTCGCCGTGCCGTCCATGTCAAGGATGTTGCAAAGCTTGGCGAGCGCAGACACACGAGCGGAGTGCGAACTGCCCGGACCCTTGTACCGCGCCTGCTCGATCAGCCATTGCTTTATCATGTGCCGCTCGTGCTTCTCCGACTCCTTTGGGTTAGACGCGAGCTCCGCCTGCCTGCGGTATATCTCACGCTGCACATACGGTTCCTGCATCAAGAACGATGCGTACTCGTGCGCAACGTTGTGCAGGTAGCCCACGCGCACAGCCGCCGCCCAAGCGTCGTGATCCTTGAGGTACTCGGTGACAAAGTTATCACGCAACGTTTTTTCAGACGCGGGCATCTCTTGCTGCATTACAAGAGGATCCCAATAACGTGCGGAGTCGTGGCCAGCCATGCTGCCCCCAAATACTCGGATAACCCGAGCGGTTGATTGGCAGTGTACGTGCCGGTTTTAAGTCAGGGCAAGCTCGTCAGTTTGGCAAGGTAGGCGGACGTAAACACTCGCGAGTCACCCAAGCTTGCAGCGACGTCAATTGCTCAATGGCACTGTCGCCGTCGTCAAGGATGTCGCGGGTTCCTGGACCAATATCTCGAACCTGTCCCGGAGGTCTGCTTTGTGCTTCTTCATCAGCGCGGGAGGTGCTGACGTCGGGCGCGGGTCCGGGGTTGGTGGACACGCTGGCGGGTTGTGGGCACATCCAGACAGGCTTGCCAACAGGACGAGCAGCAATGGCGTCGAGCTTCTGCCCGAGGTCGGTAACAAGTTCATTCGTGCGTACCTCGCGCTTCTCGACGTTGATAATGTGTTGGTCCTTCTGCTTGTCCTCTGCTGCCTTGTACTCCGCGCTCCGCGTGCTGTACCCGGCGTCATAGCGCTCCTGCCCGTAGTCCCTTACTGCTGACCACACTTGCCAAACGAGCAGCGCCACCACCGCGAACGCAAGCAGTGGCTTCCAGAAGGTTTTAAGGAGGGTTAGGAGGACCATTCGGTGTCTCCACGCTAGGGTCTAGCCCCAGACGTTTGCGGACAATGGACTCGAGCATCCTGATTGTGGCATTGGCGCCTAGCCAACCGCTCACACCCACGATAACCCCCGTCCACTGCTCAGTCAGCTCCATGGCCTGGCAGGTCAGCAGCACTAGCAAGCCCACAAACCCCGCTGCAAGACTTTCGAGCAAGCAACGTGCCCAACTGAAAGGTCGCTTGTCGAACGTTCGCATGAGGTGCCCAAGCGCTCCGCCTAATGCGGCGAACGCAGTGTAGGCAGTCGCGCGAGCCCACCAGGCCATCACACTATTCTCATCCATCATGGACTCCCGTAATACGTTTAAACGCACACCGAGGCCATGCTCAGAGTAGTGTCATGGTAGCACAGGGTTGCATGCTAAGCTAGAGCGTTTTCCGGAGCTAAGCCTTTTCTGAGTTTTCGTGCTACCTTGGATGCCGCTTCTTCCTTGGTGATGCGCCAGTCCTTGTTAACGTCCAACCCTGCGTTCTGACGGTATGTCGTGGGGCGGGTTGCTGCATCCCACAGCAAAGCGTTCTCAGGCTTGCCAATTGCAGCAGGCCAGAGTATAGCCATGTAGACGTCGGACAATGTGTTCAACCGCCCCCGGTAGGGCAGGAAATACTTCTCGACGTAAAGGAGTTGACTCTCTGCCGTCATCTGTGCTAGATGCTCGACGGTGATGCCCAGGCCGCGTGCGGTTGCAGGCATGAACTGGATGAGCCCGGTTGCACCACTGCCGGCAGCGTTGCGTATGGAAGGGGAAAAGGTTTCCCCGCTCTCCCAAGCAATGCACGCCATCAACCACTGCGCACCTTCCGGCGGCATCATGAGGCGTTGGGCCATGCGTCGGATGTGGTTACGAAAAGACGACGAAACCCGGACGCCCCATGCTAACGGTTCCATCAGTGCGCGTGGCCCCAATACAAATAGAGGAACACAGCGAAGCCTACGAAAGCTGCCACACGAGCTGCCTGACGAACGACAATGCAATTGCGGCAGTGAAATACTTCAGGCTTACACTGTTCCGGATGGGCAAAGCAATGAGTCATTTTATCCGCCATGGTAAGCTCCTAGGCCCCTACCGCATAGCATAGCGCTGACTAACAAATAATCACAAGCTTGTCAACGTATTTGCTCTCACGTTAGAAAAGAGCCGGTGAGCGTAGTCTACGTTCCGGAGGCGGATGTCAAGGATGTTCTCGCTTTTAAGCCAGTCTATCCGGAGGCGCATGGCGTCGGCATACGTTGGCTCATAGCTGTCGGGCATCTGGGCAGCTAGGGTTGCCCATTGCTCAAAAGTCAAGCCCGAAATGCGGGGAGTGGTGTCGGCACTGCTCATCATGTTCTCCTGTGAAAAAGGTAGCAGGGGAAGGGTTGCTTCGATCTAACCCGTTATCGCCTAACGCTGGCGACCCCTGCACATGAGGCAGTGTAGGATGGGCCTTGAGCAGATGCAAGACCCGACTCCGTGTTCTAGCGCACAGTTTAGAACGCTAGCTGGCCGTTGGCCGCTGCGTAAGCACGCCGCAAGCACGACTCGGGGCAAGGGTAGCACCTCGCAACCGATCGCGCTATAGCGAGCGCTTGGTGCGCTTCAGCGGGGTAACGTTACCCTTCGGCACGGGAGGGTTCTGCATGCGTTCCAGCTTGCGCAGGAACGCCGACTTCTTGGTAAGGCGAGGGACGGGAACCTTCAACAAGGTTCCCTCCGTGCGCTTGCCCTTGATTTCGTACTCGTCCATCACTTACCTGCCTCGATCAGAATGAGCGCCGACTTGGCGCGGGTGGTGGCGACGTAGCACAGGTTCAGTTCCTGCTGCTTCTGCCAATCCTGACGTGCCCACTTGGCGGGGCAAGCGCTGCTGTTGAGCCAGAACACGCGGTCGGCTTCCAAGCCCTTCGCCTTGTGGATGGTCGCGAGCACCGTCTTGTTCACACCGTCGGCAAACAGGGTGTCGATAACCGACATCAGGGAGTTGATGCTGCGGTCGCCCTCGTCCAAGCCGTCGATGAGGCACAGCACCGCGTCAACCTTGTCGTTGATTGCTTCGGCCTTCGCGTCTTCCATTTTGGCGGTCGCTTTTTCGACTTCGCGCGTGCGGTACACTTCCAGCTTTTCGACCAGTGCGTCGATCGTGTGGGCGTTCTGCTTGTTGATCAGGTTCTTGAGGCCCTGACCAATTTCGCGACCCATCACGCGCACCGGCACGCGAGCCTTCAGCAGGCTGTACGCCAGCGTGATGACCGGGGCGGTCGTGCGGCAGACAACGAGGTCGTTCGCCTGGAACACACTCGAGTCCCACTTGGTTCCGAGCATTTCAACCGAACCCTCCGGGGCGGTCGCAGCGGGTTCGATGTGCGAGACCCACTGGCGCGCGAAGTTGACCACAGCCTGCGGACAGCGGTAGCTGATCGACAGGGGCAGGCGCGTGCAGTTGAACTCGGTTGCAATCAGGTCGAGCGAGTCGCTGTCCGCACCGCGGAAGCCGTAGATGGCCTGCGCCGGGTCGCCGACCGCGATGATGCGGGTGCCAGCGTTCATCAGCTTGCGCAGGATAGCGCGCTGAATTGCATTGGTGTCCTGCGCTTCGTCCACGAAGATGAAGTCGTACTTCGGAAGCACCAGGCCGTCACGGACGGCAAAGTACAGCATGTCATCGAAGTCAACCATGTTGGAAGCGTTCGAAGCATCGAGCAGCTTGCTGGCGAGCTCGATGCCGCGACCGATGTCCGCGAACTCGCTGTCGAGCTCGATGTTGTGGTGGTCGCACAGGTCGATCCACGTCTGCTCGACGTCGGCGACGAGGAAGCCAACACCCTGCTGACGGGCAAGGCCGACCAGACGGGTGGCGAACGCGCCGTACAGTTCCTTGTCTTCGCCGGTCATGTACTGGTCGCACAGCTTGCGCAGCTTGTTCGACTCGACGGTGTGCTGACCACGAGCCTTCATGACCGGGCCGTACGTGAGCGAGTGGAACGTGCGAGCGTTGACACCACGGGCCTTCAGCTCGTCGGCGATGGACTTGTTGAACGCGAGGAAGATGCTTGAGCCCTGGACGCGGTTCAGCGCTTCAACGATCGTGGTGGTCTTGCCGCTGCCGGCGACCGCGACGACGATGGCGTTCCCGACGCCGTGCTCAACGAAATTGAACACTCGCTCCTGATGCACTGACCATGTGCGGGTCGGCTCGATGTGTACCGGGCGGGTCGTCGCGTCGAAGTTAAGCTGTGCCATCTGAGTTCTCCAAGTCACGTGTTGTTCGATGGGTGTACTGTACCTCCACCGGAACTACATGGCAAGCCCCCTTTCAAACTATTTTTAGGGTCTCCGGAACGCTGGACAGCGGGAGCACCCTTCCGCTCCATAATACTCCCTCCAGTCGTGCCAACCTATGCTGCACAGCAGCCGGCCAACCCATTTCTTGATCATGGTGCATCCCCTCCTTGACACGAAGCGCAAACCTGTGTATCGATCCCATGGACCTGCGTGAGCGTGACTGCCGGGTGTTTGTTGCAAATATCACACAGCGGGACTGGCTTTCTAGGATGGAATGTGGGATGGACATCCAAGAACTGCTGTGCCAGCATTTTTGCACCCTCAAGGGTCTCCGACTTCGCTTTGAGTGCGAATTGCTTCCACGACCGGGGGTTCTCCGGATGGTTGTGGTGCAGCACAGTAATCGTGATTTCCCTGTGCTGCCCTTCCCGTACCCGTGCCGGATGGTAATCGTCCTCACACCACAGGAACGCAGCAGGGGTTTCCGTCCCCTTGTAGCATGCAGTCGGCCAACCGCGTTTCTGGAACGAGCGGTACTTCCCGGTCGGCGCCGGTTGCACACGCCAGACGAGCTTAGCCATCAGTCCGTTCCCCGGTCGCGCGCCAAGCGCTCGTACACGTCGCACTGGCCGGACCCAACGTCCCGGGCAATGCAGCGCCACTCGGAGCGCTTGAGGCCTAGCGTGTCGCGGTAGCTCAGCCCTGTGAGCACGACAGCAACGCACAACAGCACGAAAGCGATTAGAACCTTGCGCACGGTCAGAGACCAAGCATGCGAGCAATCAAGTGCCCGATGAAGCGAGCGGGGATGGCGCAAAGGGCAAGAATCACGAGTTCCATGTCAATCTCCTTATCTAAGTGACCCAAGCATAGCAAGGGCGCAAGCATGGGTCAAGCCCCTAGAGGTTCCCGATAGGAATACCCGTTGCTGCGCTGCACAAAACCGTGACGGGTGTACCACGCTTCGAGCTCCGCTGCGCTCATACCACCGCTTGCCATCGCCACCAAGCGCAGCAGCACGCCGCAGCGGTCAGCCTCGGTACACACCTCGCGCAGCAGGGCTGCACCGTACCTGCGACCCCTGTGGCGCTCTGGTACGTTAATCCGGTTTATCTCGTACACGCGCCCCCGGACTTTTGACAGGTCCAGGATTGCGATGCTATGCCCGTCGGGCATGCGCAGCGTGTAACAGCTCTTCATTAGAAGTTGACTATGTTACGGGTGAGCGAGCAGATTTCAGACTGCGTGTCAAGCTGCAAGTCGAGCAGGTCGTGCATCTGCTGACGGTACACTGCAACGAGCGAACGGTTGTCCATGACCATCGCTGCGTCATGCAGTTTGCGCAGCCCGTCCATCTGGTGCTGGACCGCTACTTGCTTCACCAGTGCGTCGCGCAGCTTCTGCTCGATGTTACTGCGATCCAAGCTTCGTTCCCTTCCGCACAATCTGCACGTCACCGAACAGGAGCTCGGTGTCTGTGTTGCCCTTGCGGTTACGGAGCGGGATGTTACCGACCCCGGACACGTAGCGCTTGACGTAACCCTTGTCCATGTCTGCAACGATGCACAAGCGTTGCTTCACGCCGTTGAGGTACACGTCGTGAGCAGCGTGCATGCCGCTCGGTGTCTCGTCCACTGCCATGCGGCGAGGGACCGGACCGTCGTATGCAGCAACCTTCATCTCGATTGCTTTGTTCAGCTTGGCCATACCCTCGCGACGGATACGGTTCAGAGCGTCAATGTGACGTTGGGCAGATTTCGGTATACGTGGCACGCGATAGCTCCCATGCTTTTTTCAGAACGGTTTGTTGGTGCTCGGAGTGGACATACAGCTCGGCTCGCAGGTACGATTGAATCAGCCGTGTCGCTTGCTGCCAACCGAAACACGGAACCCAAGCATAGCTCTGAGCAAGCACAAACGCGCCGAAGTCGAGCTGTTCAGCCGACACGTTTGAAGGGACGCCGTCCCGCTTTTTCATCTCGATATAAAGCCCGACGAACTGCGTGTTGCCGCGCCCCGGTCTAACCACAGGTAGGCAAACGTCTGCCACGCCACCCTTCACGCCTTCAGCTTTGAGTGCTGCACCTTGCGCCATGCTGCGTCCGCCACCGTTCGGGATAGCGTGCAGCCAGCGAAGCTCTGGGAACTCGGTTCGGTTCTGTGCAGCCCAACAGAAGACGGCAGCCTGCTCGCCGTGCTCGGTGCCGCTGCGAGCAAGGTACTCGGGGGTGATTGGTGTTGCCATGCTACGTTATACCGCACTCCGCAGCATGTCACCACAGGCTCTAAGGTGCCCACCGCCGGAAATTTCCACGCTAAGACTCGAGGGGGCAAATCAGCGTGCATCGACCTTCCGGCGGCGGGGCTTTTTCTCGCGTGCGTCGCACCAGGCTTTGATCGGTGCTTCGCTGAAATCCTTTTTTGAATCTTCTTTAGATGCGTGAATGGCGCGTCGCCATCCCCCATGCTGAAAGATCCATGCAAGATGCTCCTCGAGCGGCGTCAGCCTCCGCCTAGCCATCCGAGCTGCGGGAAGTTCCAAACGACGTACCCGACGACGCCTGCCAAGACAAGAATTTTCAACAGACGAATCGGGTCCGGTCGTTTCATGTTACGTCTCGCGTGACCACACTGCGCTCGCTGCCCGTCATGTCTGCCACGATGCGGTCCTTGTCGTCTGCCAAGCTGCGGAACGTGACCGTCGCAAACCCGTTGCCAAGATTGACGATGCTTGTCTTGCCTGCTGCAACCGCTGCGAGCAGACGTAGGATGCCGGCAGCGGTAACGCCGTTCTCAATGACTTCCGTCCACGGGCTCGCGCCACCCACAGTAATCAAGCCAGCGGAGTTGGCTACGCGCACAGACACTTGGTTCACGTTCACAACGTCACCGACGTTGGAGTTCGCGTTGATAAGGTTCACAGCGTACTGCCCGTCTTCGAAGGTGACGGTGTACCCGTTGATCATTTCAATAACGCGCGCCAGCGTCACACCAGCGACGCTGACCTCAGTGTTGTGGTTATGCGTTGTCGGGTAGGGCATGCCCTCGACGTTGTCTTCCAAGTCTTTCAGAACGAGCCGAAATGTATTAAGGTCAAGCTCGTAAATGAACGACGGGACAGACTGCACCAACGTGAGGTCCGCTGTTGGCACAAAAATTTCGCGCGTGCTCCAGTTAATTGTGATCACCCGCTACTCCTAGAGGTCGGCCCTGTGCCGCGTGCGGCTAGGATACCGTAAACCTGCTGTCTGAGTTGCTCGTTTTCCGAGCGCAGCATGGTCACCTGATTCTCGAGATGCTGGACGCGCTGAAGCAATTCGTCGTGCCGCACACGGTCTTGCTTATTGCGCTCGTTCAGTGCTTTCGCGTTGCGGAGGTGTACGGAATCATTCATCAGGGATCATCTGCACGGTGAGCGACAGCCCGGTCGCGTTGCTGATTGTGCCGGTGATGGGTGAGTTCTTATAGAACGGTGCGCTCGTAGACTTGCGCACCCATCCGGTCACCTGTTGGTTCGCAGCAAGCGAGCGGATGTCGCTCACCTGCCCGTTCACGTCGGTCAGCGTGTTGAAGATAACCGTACCATCCGACAGCGGTCCGCCACCCGTCGCAGTGAGGTACACGCGCGCATTCTGTAGCGGCAAACCTGTCACGACGTCGATGACGGTGATTTCCGTCGTAACTTGCCCGGACACAACCGTCACGGTTCCTGCACCCGTGTTGTAATACGTGGGCGTCGTGTACCCTGCGCCAACGTTGATTGTAAGCGTCTGCCCCGATGCCACGTTGACGAGGATCGTTTCGTTGCCGGTGCTGCCGTTGGTCGCTGCGTACCCAGACGCAAAGTTGTTCCAGTTCATTGCCGTGGTCGCAGCAATGGTGCCGAGGTTCACAGCGTGACTGCTGCCGTCCGAAGTGAACTGGCAGTTGTCGAAGATGTTGAGCGTTGTCGCGGACACAGCTGAAGCTGCTGTCGTGCGCGAGAACGTGCAGTCCGTGAACGCTGCGCCGCCTGCTGTCACCTGATCGCAGCGGCGGAAGGTGCATGTATCAATCGTTGAAGCGGACTGGAATATAAACGTACCCATGTCGGTGAACACGCACGTATCGAGGTTCACGTCCGCATTGGCAATGCACTCGAAGTTCCCGCGCGCTACCGTGCCAAGCGCGGTGATATTGATGTTCGTCCAGTCCACGCGCGAACCGGCCTGCCGCACTTCAATCCGGTTGAAGCCCGAGGTGACCTTCTTCGTGTTGTTCCAGACGAGGTTCTTGTTCGAGTCGCGGAAGTCCACGGGGTTCACGTACCCGAGCACGATCATTCCCTGTATGCGGTAGCTGCCATCCTCGAATTGGCACAAGCCCCAACGAGCGCTCTGCGCGCTGTTAACAGCCTCGAAGCCTGCGAACGTGGCGTAACCGTTGGCGAGGTCGCCGTTCGCGTAGCGGTGCTCTCCGCGCCCCTTACGCATAACGTCCAAGCCGAGCGGGTTGCCCTTGCCGATGCCAACGGAGGTTCGCGCATAGCACCCGAAGTATTGGCGCGTTCCTGTCGGAGCGCCTACCGTGTCGTCTGCTGCAACGTTGACAACGTCAACGGGGTAGCAACGCCAACCGCCATACGTGTAGTTATCGGAGCCGTACAAGTCCCACAGACGGTAAGCTGTACCGCTCGAGCCCACGAACGCCTGCATCCCGCCTGCGGTCTCAGACAGCAGCGCGTTCGGTGCGCCGAAGTATGTCCACAGCCAGTAGCACTCGTCCGTGGCAAACGTGATTGCCGCGCCTTCGTTGTGGTAGATGCCACCCGCAGTAATGTTGAACGGCTTGGAGACGCACGCACTTCCTTGGATGAAGTAGTCCGTCTCCTGCGCGTCCGCACCTGTCCCGATATTGGTGTACGTGCCGTTCGTTTCAGCCGTATCAATATCGGTCAGGTCTGTGGTGTAGGCTGCCGCTGCCATTTATTACAAGTCGGGCGTGCGGATCGCTGTCGTGCTGCCGCCTGCTGCACCGAGCGAACCCGTCGTTTCGAAGGTCTTGATGGGGCTGGCGCCAACCGTGCCACCGTCGCGCACACGAATGAACAGCGCTCGAGGCGAGCCTGCATACACAACCGTGAAAGACTCGGTCGTGCTCGCTGCGAGCTTGTCGATGTAGCTGATGAACACGTCCGCAGCGTTGGCAGCATTGTTCGTGCTGAAGTTGTGCGAGGTGATCGTGAACGTGCTGCCGGTCCACGAGCTGTACGGATGCAGCGTGTATGCTCCGTCCGCGCGCTCGATACGGATGGTGCCGCTGCTCGGCGTGTCCGCAGGGATGGGG